GGAGACATTACAAGATTTGACACAGTCACCAGCTATCGACTTACTCAATGTCTCACCTATCTTACCTTCGAAAAACAAAAGCAAGAAATTGAACAACGCCAATTAAATAAAATGTATAAAAAATGACAGGTTACTACAACTTATTAGACAAACTTAAAACACACTTTGACGCAGACGTTATTGTAAACACGGTAACACAAGGCGACATATTTAAAGTAGATTTAAGCAAACAAACAATATTTCCTTTAGTTCATATAATGGTTAATAACTGCACGTTAGACGAACGCACAGTAACTTGGAATATTAGTTTAATAGCTATGGATATTGTAGACTTGTCAAAGAGCGCAACAACAAATATTTTTTTAGGTAACGACAACGAAATTGACGTGCTGAATACACAACACGCAGTATTAAACAGAGCGTACGAAATAATAAAACACGGAAGTTTAGCTTACGACTTATATATGGTTGAAGGCACGGCAAATTTAGAACCATTTACAGAACGTTTTGAAAATTATATGGCAGGTTGGACGATGACTTTTGACGTAGTAACACCGAACGAAATGACAATTTGTTAAGATGAAACAAAGCGAAGTACAAAAGAACTTGAAAGATTTCGTGATTACGTTATTAAAGAAGCACGTAGTAATTTAACACGAAGTCAAAAAAACGTTTCTAAAGGACTTTACGAAAGTTTAAAAGGAAATGTTAAGGCAATGCCTAATTCGTTGAGTATAGAGTTTGAAATGAACCAATACGGGCAATTTCAAGACAAAGGAGTTAAGGGTGCAAACCCAAGTTTAGTAAAAAACGGAAAACAAAAAGCGCCGAATAGTAAATTTAGTTTTAAAAGTAAAATGCCACCTGTTGAACCTTTAAGTAGATGGGCGCAAAAAAAGAATATAAGATTTAGAAATGCAGACGGAACATTTGCAAAAGGCGGTTATAAAACTTTGGGTTTTTGGTTACAAAAAAGAATATTTGCACAAGGAATAAAACCGAGTTTATTTTTTACTAAACCATTTGAAGCTGCATTTAAAAGATTGCCTGAAGAACTTGTGGAAAAGTTTGGTTTAGATGCAATGAATTTATTTAAAGAAACACAATTTAAAAACGAAAAGAAATAATGGCTAATATATTTGCACGGTCTCCGTATTTAATTAGGATTGCAGAAGCAACACAAAACGGTTCTAAAATAGAGTTGTTTTTAAGCGCAACAACTTTTTCAGTAAGTCCGCAATATACGTTAAGTAAATTAATACCAGCTTCAAACAACATAGAAACGCTTTACGACATAAGTCCGTACATACGTGAATACATACGTTTTGCAAGTTGTTCAGCAGGTGGAAACGCTGCGGTAACAAACCCGACAACAGAACGTGTAAACGTAAGAGTTAAACGTTATAAATTAGTAGGTTCAACTTATTCTCCAACAGCAACAGACCCACAATTAGATTACATAGCGTTTGACGGAAGTACATATTACGAAAGTGGTTACAACTTTGATTTAGGAAACTACGGACTTGACGCAGGAAATTATTATTACAACCCAACAAGTGACGCAGGAAAAATACGAGTAACAACAGGCGCAAGTTTTACAGCACGTTACACAAATTTAAGCACCGCAGTAGTAACAAGTTTAGCGGTAGCAAGTTCAACATTTGACATACCACGAGTTCGAACCGCAAACGTAAACGAAGGAAACAAAGTTGAGATTTTAAACGGAGCTTCAGCAGTTCAAGCGACTTGGTATTTTTATCCACAAGAAGAATGTAAATATACACCTGTTATAATTGACTTTGTAAACAAGTATGGAGCGTGGCAACGTGAGTTCTTTTTTAAAGCAAGTAACGACACCTTTAGCATTGAAAACACGGAATACAATTTATTACAAACTGATAGTTTTAACTACAACACTTTAGAAGGACAAAGAAAAGTATTTAACGCTAACGGTAAAAAAAGTATTAAAGTAAATACAGGTTGGGTAGCTGAAACTTGGAGCGATGTTTTAAAACAAATAATGTTAAGCGAACGAATTTTAATAGACAATAAACCTGCAAAGATTAATAGTAAAAGCACGGAGTTGTTTAAGCATATAAACACGAACCAAATTAATTATAGTTTAGACTTTGAGTTTGCATACGATGTTATTAATTCAGTTATTTAATGAAACGTCAAGTAGCAATATTTATAGAAACAGCTTTAGCACAAACGGAGTTAGAATTTGCACGTTTAGAATTATTTAACGATGAAAAAATAACGGTTAGTTCGACCATACAAAATATTTCGGATATATCAAAAATATTTACAGACTATTCACAAGGTTTTACAATTCCTTGTTCACCTACAAACAACGCAATATTTCAACACTTTTACCAAAACGATGTTGACGCAACTATTGACTATCAAAATAGGTACAACGCATATATAGAAATAGACACGATTTTATTTAGACGTGGTAAAATTCAGCTTGAAAAGACGAACCTAAAAAACGGACAAGCTGATAGTTATTCAGTAACATTTTACGGAGCAGGAGTAAGTTTAAAAGACTTTTTTAATGAAGACAAATTAAGCCAATTAAATTACTCAACGTTAGACCACAACTATACAAACCAAGAAGTTTATAATAGAGTAACAATAGACAGCACAGTAACCGATTACAATGTTCGTTACCCATTAATAAGTTCAAACAGAGTTTGGCAGTTTGCAGGAAGTGTTCCACTACCAAACGGAAACGTACCAAGTTGGTATGACAATACTGCGCACAACCATAATGACATAGGTCAGAATGCAGGTGAAATAGTTTATACAGAGTTATTTCCTGCGGTTCGTGTTGCATCTATATTTAGTTTAATTCAAAGTAAATACGGAATAACATTTAACGGTTTATTTTTACAAAGTGACTTATTTAAAAAAGCATTTTTACTTTACAAAAACAAGGAAAGTTACCACTACACAAACAACCCTGTAGAATTAGATTTTACTTCTTCAAGTGGTGCTTTAGCAAGTGCGTTTAACACAACAACAAATAGTTTTACACGCATTGAATTAGACACCACAAACACGGTTAATCATATTTTATATTACACCGTTGTTTCTTTAAGCGCAAGTCCAAGTGATTACTTTATTGATATGTACAGAAATGGAGTTTATACAAACACACGTTCAGGAACATTAGTTGGTTCAGGCAATCAATTTAGCGAAAACGTATTTGAAAACGAAATTATAACTTTTAAAATACGAAGTTATAACGCAATAACAATTGGAATAAATTTTACATATAATAGAACGCTTTTTGATTCAGGAGTAATAACAACGCAAACAGGAACAGCAGTTACAACGGCAACAACAACTTCATTTACTGATTTAGCGGGACTTGCTCCAGACTTAAAAGTTAGTGATTTTATAACAGGAATATGCAAAGAATTTAATTTAACAGTTTACTCAAACACGAAGAACGTATTTACTTTTGACCCAATACAATATTGGTATTCTAAAGGCGCGGTAGTTGACATAACAGAATACACAGACATCACAAGCATTGAAATAGAACGAATGAAGCTTTATAAGTCTATTGAGTTTAAATATCAAGATAGCGAATGTATGTTAAATAAATACTTTTTAGAAAGTCCATTAAACGCAGACGCTCACGGATATGGAAACACGAAAATAGGTTTTAATTACGACGGTGGAGAATACAAAATAGAAAGTCCATTTGAAAACTTACTATTTAATAATTTTGGTAATCAATTACAAGTAGGTTATTGCCTAAACAAAGAGTTAGCGCCGTATATTCCGAAACCTTGTTTGTTGTATATGAATGAACTTGCAACTTTAACAGCAGGAGACAAAATACATTGGGACGGACAAGCAAGTACTGCAGAATACGTTCCATTTGGTCAAGATAGCAACATACTATTTGAAACAGGTTTAATTCCTTTAACATTAAACTTCGGTGAAGAAATTTCAAGCTTTTATTTAGTAAACAACCCAAACACGATATACGCTTTATATTACAGAGATTATTTAGTTAATCTATACAACCCAAAAAACAGACTTGTAAAAGTTAAAACAATACTCCCTGTTTCTTTACTAACACAACTTCAGTTAAACGACCGTCTTATAATAAGGGACAAACGTTATTTAATAAACGAAATGCAAAGCGACTTAACTACAGGTGACGTAAGTTTTACTTTGATTAGTGACTTCGCACAAGTAAAGCCAATTAAGTTAGTTAACACACCTACAGGAACAGGAAATACTTTACGTTTTGCAATATTATTTACAAACGGAGCAACACAAGTAAGAATAGGAAAAAGCGCAGGTGATGTTACTTTGTCAAGCGTACTATTTACAGCAGAAGGTTATTTAAACGTAACCGTTCCAACACACGCTGCACGAGTAATTACAATAACATTAGACACCGACTACACCAACGGAAACACGGACACAAACTATATTATAATAAACCAAGTATGATAAACAAAATAATTGAAATGCTTTTATTAAGTGATTTTTACGGTGAAAGTGAAAACATAGACATAGCAAAAGGTAAATATAAATTTACTACAAGCATAAAAGAACAATGGAAACAAGCGCAAAGAAAAAGATTAATGGAAAAAAAACTAAAAGAGAATGGCTGAAAAAAAAGTAATTGAATTAGAAGTAAATTCTAATTTAGGAACGTTAAAACAACAATTTAAAGAAGCACAACTTGAAGTACAGGCGTTGTCCGATAAGTTCGGTGCAACTTCAGCACAAGCAGTTGAAGCGGCAAAGTCAGCAGCACTTTTAAAAGACAAGATTAGCGACGCTAAAAGTTTAACAGATGCGTTTAACCCAGACGCAAAGTTTAAAGCCGTTACAGGAGCGTTAACAGGTGTTGCAGGTGGTTTTTCAGTTGTTACAGGTGCATTAGGAGCGTTCGGAAAACAAAACGAAAGTGTAGAAAAAGCTTTACTAAAAGTTCAAAGCGCAATGGCAATAGCTTCAGGCGCACAAGCAATAGGTGAAAGCATTGATAGTTTTAAACAACTTGGAGCTGTTATAAAAGCAACTTCAATTTATCAAGCCGCTTATAATTTTATACAAACAGGAAGTATAAAAGGCACTCAAGAAGCAGTTGTTGCAAAAGTAACAGACGCACAAGCAACGGTAGCACAAGGAACTGCAACTGTAGCGACAACCGTAGCAACAACAGGAGCAAGTACAGCTTTAAAACTTTTACGGGTTGCTTTAATTAGTACAGGTGTAGGTGCATTAGTTATTGGTTTAGGTTTGTTAATAGCAAATTTAGATAGTATAATGGGATTTTTTAGTGGAGCTACAAAAGCAAATGAAGGATATTCAGCTTCAATTAAAAAAAACACTGCAGCTTTAAATACACAAATAAAATCAAACGAAAAAGCAAGTACAGCATTAAAAACTAAAAATACACAAGAATACAAAATGGCTGAAGCTTCTGGTGCAAGTGCAAACGCTTTACATAAGTTAGCAATACGACACGCAAACGAAGAAATAGCATTAGAACGAGCAAGTAAAGCAACAGCACACAATTCGTATGTAAAAGAAAAAAACACTTTAGCTTATTTAAGAAATATTGGAGCAAGTGACGATGTCATAAAAAAACAAGAAGCACTTACAAAAGCTACAATGGAAAATTCTATTAAAGAAGGAAAAGATTTAGCAGCAGCACTTGAAAACAAAGCGCAATTAATACGCGATAACGATGTTAGAATAGCAGGTGAAAAACATAGTAGAAGCGAAAAAACACACGAGAAAACTACGAAAACTGAAACGAAACAAGCAAAAGAAATAATTGACATAACTAAAAACATTGAAGACGAGAATATTCGTTTAATGGACGAAGGACAAGCAAAAGAAGAAGCGGTTATATTACTTGCATACAAACGAAAAAAAGAAGAGCAGGACAAGCAATTAAAAGACAAAAGTTTAAAGCAAAAAGACTACGACACTTTACAAACATTAAACAAAGAAGGACAAGAAGCAGACTTATTAGCAATAGAACAAAAATATATTTTACAAGCTGAAGAAGCACGTAAAACAGCACAAGAAAAAAAGGACGCAGAATTTTTTAGACAAGAAAATTTACTTGCAGAATTAACCGATACCGCAGAACAAAAACTTTACGATAAATATAAAATAGAACAAGAAGCAGCTGCAGGAAACGACGAACTATTATTAGCATTAAAAAATAAATACAACAAGGACAAAGAAGCGTTAGACAAAGAAGCAGCCGACAAAGAAATTGCTACCGCAAATGAAGTAGCAAATAAAAAACGCAACCTTGAAGAAAAGAAAATTCAAATGGCAATGGACGGACTTTCAATTATAAACGACTTGTTTCAAATGAACGCAGGAAAAAGCGAAAAGGATGCACGTAGAGCGTTTAAAGCACAAAAAGCGTTTAACCTTGCTTCAGCTTTAACAAATACATATTTAGCAGTTACTTCAGCACTTGCAACTAAAGTTGAATTATTTCCCGGTCAACGTTTTATTGAAGCAGGTTTAGCAGGTGCAGCAGGAGCGGTTCAAGTTGCAAAAATAGCAAAGACACAATTTGAAGGCGGTTCAAGTTCAGGCGCAGGAAGTGTTGGCGGTGGCGGTGCAACAGCACCAACGATGTCAGCACCACAATTTAACGTAGTTGGACAAAGTGGAGTTAATCAGTTAGCAAGTTTAAACCAACAACCTGTACAAGCTTATGTTGTTTCAGGACAAGTAACTTCACAACAGGCACTTGATAGAAACAGGTTAGCAAACGCAACTTTAGGCGGTTAGAAAATACAACAAACAAACAATAACTTAATTAAATAGATATGCGAATAGTTGAATTAATAATTGACGAAAAAGACGAAACAAGCGGAATAGACGCAGTTTCAGTTGTTGAAAGTCCCGCCATTGAAAGCGACTTTATAGCACTAAAAAAACACGAAATAGAGTTAAAAGAAGTTGATGCTGAAAAGCGTATTTTAATGGGTGCGGCTTTAATACCTAACAAACAAATATACCGCAAGAACGACAAGAACGAAGAATACTACATTTATTTTAGTGAAGAAACGGTACGCAAAGCAAGTGAATTGTTTTTTATGAACAGCAACCAGAACAACGCAACTTTAGAACATAAACAAAAGTTAGACGGAATGTCAGTTGTCGAAAGTTGGATTACAGAAGGAAAAAACGACAAAAGTATGAACTACGGTTTTAATTTTCCAAAAGGTACTTGGGTTATTTCTATGAAAGTAAACAACGATGAAATTTGGAACAAAGTAAAACTTGGTGAAGTAAAAGGATTTTCTATTGAAGGTTATTTTGCAGACAAATACGAAATGAGTTTAATAAATGAAGAACAAATTTTAGTGGAAAAAATCAAAGAAATTATTTTAAATGGCGAAGCAAACTAACGTTAAAATTCATCTTAAAAAACCAAAAGTTAAACGTGCAGGAGTTCACGCAAAAACACGAAATAGCAAATTAAAGTCAAGTAAAAATTACACTAAAACTTATACAAGACAAGGACGATGAGTAAAAAAATAACAAAACAAGTAGCACAAGCGAAAACAAGTCCAAAAGGCGGTCAACGTGGTTGTCTATGTAAAGACAATAAAACGTACTCAATTAAATGTTGTGACGGTAGTTTACAAGCACAAGGAATAGGCGCAATCTAATTTAAAAATACAACAAATAATAAACAATTAAATTATACATATATGAACACACTACAAAACGTTTACGACAGGTTATCCGACAAAACGGAATTAGCAAAACACGAAGTAGAATTAGCTTTAACTGATGATTTAACAAAATTAGTAGGTAGTAATAAAAATGCAGTAAGCGAAGCAAGTAGATTTATTGACAATATTAAAGTTACTTATAATAAACTTTATTCAGTTGTAGACGATATTGATAATATGCAATCTTATATTAAAAGTACTCCCGGAGCTAAAAATGCTTTAGGTTTTCAAAATCAAGAATTTAATAAAATTTTAAGTCAAATTGATTTACAAGCAAAAGGTTTAGGATTAGATTCTAAAAGTGTAAAAGGTTATTCTGAAGCTAAAGATTTAATTAAATTAAATGAAAAATATATGAAAGAATTAGAGCAATCTAAACTTGCAGGAGAAAAGATTTTATCAGAATTAAAATAAATAAACAAACAAAACACGAAATATGAAAACAAGCGTAATTAATCAAATCAAAACACTTTTAGGAATGGAAGTGAAATTAGAAACAATGAAATTGATGGACGGAATAACAATTTTTGAAGCAGATGCTTTTGAAACAGACAAAGAAGTTTTTATTGTAACTGAAGACGAGCAAAAAATTCCTGTTCCAATCGGAGAATATGAGTTAGAAGACGGACGTATTTTAGTTGTAGAAGTTGAAGGAATTATTTTAGAAATAAAAGAAGTTGCAACTGAAGAAGAAGTTGCACCTGAAGTTGAAGCTCCAGAAGTAGAAGTTGAAGCTGAAGCAACACCAACTGCAAAAAAGACAATTGAAAGCGTAGTTAAAGAAACGTTCTTTGCAGAAATAGAAAAATTAACAAACGAAAATATAGAGTTAAAAGCACAAATCGAATTACTATCGAAAGTTGACGAAGTTGCAACAGAAGCAACCGAACTTACGGAAGTAAAACCAATTGCGTTTAACCCTGAAAACACGAATGAAGTTGAACACTTCCAATACGCAAGTAAAAGACCACGTTCAATAATGGATTCAATTATAGAAAAAATAAACAATTAGTATTAACAATTTAAAAACTTAACAAAATGCCATTTGGTTCAAATCCAGTAATTACTACAACTTACGCAGGTGAGTTCGCAGGTAAGTATTTAGCAGCCGCTTTATTAAGCGCACCAACACTAGAGCAAGGCGGAGTATCTATACTTCCAAACGTTGCTTACAAACAAGTTATGCAAAAAGTTGCAACGGGTAACATCGTAGCAAACGCAACTTGTGATTTCACAGCTTCAGGAACGGTAACACTAACTGAAAGAGTATTAACAACAGAAGAATTCCAAGTAAACATCCAACTTTGTAAAACAGACTTGGCTCAATCTTGGCAGTCAGCAAGTATGGGTTATTCAGCGTTCAAAACGTTACCTAAAACTTTTGCAGATTTCTTAATTGCACACGTAGCAGCTAAAGTAGCAGCTAAAATTGAAACTACAATTTGGAACGGAACAAACGCAACAGCAGGAGAGTTTGACGGTTTTAAAACTTTGATGTTAGCAGACGCAGACGTTATTGACGTATCGTCTCCATTGACAACAACTTTAGACGCAACAACAGTAATTGGCGAAATTGGTAGAACTGTAGATTTAATTCCAGCAGCACTTTACGGACAAGAAGGTTTACGTTTATATGTTTCACAAAAAATTGCTAAATTGTACGTTCGTGCATTAGGTGGTTTTGGTGCTTCAGGTTTAGGAGCAAACGGAACAAACACACAAGGAACACAATGGTACACAAACGGAAGTTTATCTTATGACGGTATTCCAATTTTTATGGCTAACGGACTTGGTGCAAACAATATGATTGCAACAACTGTAGACAACCTTTATTTTGGATGCGGACTTTTAAATGACAATTCACTTTGCAAGACAATTGACATGTCAGATATTGACGGTTCACAAAATGTAAGAGTTATTTTACGTTACAACGCGGGTATTCAATACGGTATCGGTTCAGACGTAGTTCTTTACGGAGTATAACATTAAATAAAAAGCGTAGGCAACTGCGCTTTATTTTATTCACAATTAAAAACAAAACAAAATGGCTTGTTTATTAACACACGGTAGAGCTGAAGTATGTAAAGAATTTGTAGGCGGTATAAAGTCAATTTACTTTATTAACTACGGCAATATGGGTGCAATTACTTACAATGCAACAGCAGATTTAGAAGACGAAATTGATAGTATTGCAGGAGTTACAACACTTTTTAAATACGATTTAAAAGGTGCAAATTCTTTTGAGCAAACAATAACAAGTTCAAGAGAAAACGGAACTACATTTGTAGAGCAAACTTTAACTTTTACAATTAAAGGTTTAGACGCACAAACTACAAGACAAATGAAATTACTTGCTTGGGGACGTCCACACGTAGTTATTAAGACAAACGCTAACAATTTCTTTTTAGCAGGACTTAATCACGGAATGGATGTAAC